AAGATATTTGGCTTTATGTTAGATGTTGGTGTTAAAGCAGCAGCAGCCATTATTGATGCATTTGGAAAAATCGTTGGAGCAATAACTCCAGTTTTAAATTTTGTTATTTCAGCAATTAACAAAGTGATTGATGGTATCAACTTAGTTAAAGGCGGAGCAGATATACAAAAATTGAGTTCCGTTGGCGGAGCATCAGGTGGTGGATTAAGTGGTAGCGGTTTAGGTCAAGTAGGTGGATTAGCAGCTGGTGGATTTACTGGCGGTGGTGGTGCAGGTGGTGGTGGAACTGGCGGTGGCGGTGGTGGCGTTGGTGGTGGTTTAATTGGTGGAGCAGTTGGCGCAACTAGCCTTCAAAACTTAGCCGATCAATTAATTAATGTTCAAGATAAATTTGCAGATCTAACTTTCCAAGTAGCAACTGGCGGAATTTCTCGATCAGCTGCTCAAAAGCAATTTGATGCACTTGAAGCTCAATTTAGAGTATTAGAAAAACAAGGTAAGACCCTTGCAGCTAATCCAAGTATTGTTATCAATGTTTCAGGTGCAATAGATCCTGAAGGAACTGCTAGAGCTGTGGCAAATCAACTTAATAGCCAAGCAGCAAGATCGGTAACTGCGTTACGAGATAGAGTCAATTAATGTCACAATTTACACCAGACTGGAAATTAACTGTCGGTGGGGTTGATTATACTGATATAACCATTTCAGATGTCCAACACCAAGCAGGTCGATCTGACATATACCAACAGGCACTTCCTTCATATATGCAAGTCACGCTGGTTGCATTAAATAACCAAACACTCCCGTTTGATATTAACGATTCTTTTGATTTGCAAGTTAAAGACTCAACTGGATCTTATGTTTCATTATTTGGTGGCGATTTAACGGATGTTACAGTTGGAGTTTTACAAACAGGTGCAGCAGCCACAGTTGTTCAATACACGCTTTTGGCTATGGGTTCACTTGCTAGATTAACCAAAGAAATCTTTAATGACAACATTTCTCAAGACGAAGATGGTAACCAAATATATGAGATTCTTTCTAGCGTATTACTTGGAACTTGGAATGATGTGCCAGCAGCTTCAACATGGGCAACTTACAATGCAACCGAAACATGGGCAAATGCAGTCAATCTAGGACTTGGCGAAATAGATCAGCCTGGTCTTTACACCATGAGTTCTCAATCAAATGTTACCGACACCATTTACAATGTCATTTCAGATATTGCAACTTCAGCCTTTGGATATATTTATGAGGACAATACGGGAAACATAGGTTATGCAGATGCAGACCATAGACAGAATTATCTTTTAGTTAATGGTTATGTTGAACTAGATGCTCGCCATGCGTTAGGTGCTGGCTTATCTACAATTATGCGATCAGCAGATGTTCGTAATGATATTTATATCAATTATGGCAATAATTACAATTCACAGGTTGATGCCACAGATGCAGCTTCAATTGCCTTATATGGCTACAAAGCCGAAACGATTAACTCTCGAGTTCATGGGGCGACCGATGCTCAAGATATTGCCGATCGATACATAGCCCAAAGAGCTTATCCGATACCAGCATTCCAATCGATTACATTCCCAATCACTAACCCTGAAATCGATAACGCAGATCGGGATGATCTACTAGCTGTATTCATGGGAATGCCAGTTCATATTCAAAACCTACCCAATCAAATATCAGGTGGAGATTTTGAAGGCTATGTTGAGGGCTGGTCATGGAGCACTCGATTCAATGAACTGTTTCTCACAATCAATGTTTCTCCAGTCGCATTTAGCCAAGTGGCGATGCGTTGGAATACAACTCCAGCCACCGAGGCATGGAACACAATCGACCCAACTTTGACTTGGGAATACGCTACAATAATCTCATAAGAAAAGGATAAAATGGCAACCACTACTAATTATGGCTGGACTACACCAGACGATACCGCGCTGGTCAAAGATGGCGCAGCTGCTATTCGCACGCTTGGTTCATCTGTTGATACAACAACTAAAGCATTAAACCCATCAACAACTCTTGGCGATATTGAATATCGTTCATCAACTGCAAACACAAACACAAGACTTGGAATTGGTAGCACAGGACAGGTTCTTACAGTTGCAGGTGGAGTTCCAAGTTGGGCAGCACCTGCTGGTGGCGGTAAAATCCTACAAGTTGTTAATGCGACAACTACAACTCAAACTACAATTGCTTCAACTAATATGACTGACACAACTATAACTGCAACAATAACACCAACACTTACTACATCAAAGATTTTAGTTTTAATTACAGGTCAATATGAAGCATACAGAAACACAACTGAAAATGATATTAACGCTAGAATAATGCGCGGTGCAACTGCAATAGCATCTTGGACTGGTGGATATTTTGGCGGTATTCACGCAGGTAACACTGGTTCAGGTGTTTGGTTGTATATGACTGGCACTTGGACTTGGTTAGATAATCCAGCAACAACTAGTGCAACAACTTACAAATTACAATCTTGTGTTCAAAGCACAGCCAATAGTGGTTCAGTTCAGTGGCAATTAGGATCAGTTCCTTCTGGAATTACTTTATTAGAGGTGGGTGTTTAATATGGCAACTAGCGCAGAAGTGTTAAGAATGTTAATTCCTAATGGCGGATATGTTCAATACGGAGATGACTTTGATGGCATCCAATTTTTAGAATGTGAGCCAATTACAAAAAAACAATTTACAGATGGCTTTGCTAAATATGATGCATGGAAATTAAAAGAAGAAGCAGATAGAGAAACAGCACGCCAAGCAATTCTTGATCGTCTTGGTTTAACTGCTGATGAAGCAAAATTGCTACTTGGCTAATGAAGCCTTGGTTATCTAAAGCTGCTGAAACTTTTAGGGATCAGGTAAATGACTGCTTCCCTGATCGCAAGCGCACAGCTGATGGATGGATTGGTGATGCTCGCCATTCAGCCAGAATCAGTCAGCATAACCCGAATGAACAGGGTGAAGTATGTGCCATCGACATTGACGCTCGCCTATCTGACCAAGAAGGGCTTAGTTTCGATTTGGCAGATCAGGTTCGACTCGCAGCAAAAAAGGATAAGCGTATTTATTATGTGATCCACGCTGGCAAAATTGCTAGTGCTAGATCATTATGGAAGTTTAGAAAATACACCGGAATTAATCCCCATCATAAGCACATCCATATTTCTTTCAAACCAAATCAAAATGGCAAGAAGTTCGACATCCCACTACTGAAAGGCAATTAATGAAACTATCTAAAAAACACAAAGCAGCAATTAAGTCATATTTGAGAGCTGTGGCAGCTAGTGGAATTACAGTTGCCTTAGCAATAGTGGCTGACATTCATCCAGCCTATGCAACTATGCTTGGTGCGATTGTTGCGCCTATTGCCAAAGCGTTAGATCCAAAATCAGGGAGCGAAGCGGATTACGGAATTAATGCTTCATGACCGCAAACGAATGGGTTGGCATAGCCGTTGGCGTAAGCGCCGTATCTACAAGTTTATTGCTGGGTCTGCGTTGGGTTATTAAATCTTATTTACAGGAACTAAAACCCAATAGCGGAAGTTCAATGAAAGATCAAATTACTAGACTTGAAGCGCGTGTTGATGATCTGTTCGTCTTAATTAGTAAGCGATAATTTCTGCTATGGCGAACACACGAAAACGCACACCACGCAAAAAGGTTAATCGGAGAGTAGTTCGCCAAACTCCTGAACCATTAAGTAAATTAGATCAACATTACATAGCCTTGCATTCTTGCTATAAAGCAGCTAGAAAAGCAGGCTTTACCGCCGAGCACGCATTTTGGCTAATGACAGAAGGAAAAACATTTCCGAATTGGATCGTAGGTGATGGCGGCATCATTCCAACGATAGATCCAACTGACGATGAGGATGAAGATTAATTAAAGCTAACAGGAGATACCTTGTGGTGCCTGACCTCCAGATACCACTACACCATCCAAAGGCCGTGTCTAACCTGATAAAAATGGCGAAGCATGAAAAGTTTGATTTTGTTTTAAATACTGGAGATGAGCTAGATTTCACCAGTCAATCGCGTTGGGTAAAAGGAACTAAAACTGAATTTGCCGAAACCCTAGATCAAGAACGAGCTATGGCTCAGGATATTTTATTTGATTTAGGCACCACGGATATTGTCAGGTCTAACCATACTGATAGACTTTATACAACATTACTCAAGGGTGCGCCAAGCCTTATTGGATTACCAGAATTGACCTACGAACGGTTTATGGATTTTAGTTCACTAGGCATTAAATTCCACCGCAAGGGCTTTCTTTTTGAAAAAAATTGGTTCTTAGCTCATGGAGATGAAGGAAACATGTCTAAGCACGCCGGAATTACTGGCCTTAATTTAGCCAAGAAATGGAATTTAAACACCGTTTGCGGGCATAGCCACCGTCAGGGTGCAGTCCGACACCAAACAGGCTTAAACGGCCGTTATTCAACGATTTGGGGTATTGAAGCCGGGCATTTAATGAACATGAGGGCTGCTAATTACCTAAAATACAACTCAGGCGACTGGAATATGGGTTTCGTAGTTCTTAGCTTTGGTAAAGGTGGGCATCAAGTTGAGTTAATTCCTGTTGAGCATAACGGGTCTTTTAGATACAACAGACGGACTTATGGGTCTTGAAACCGATTATAGGGATCGCACGATTGATGACCATATCGATAATCTTGAGGATCTTGGCGTTATCTAATCGTTATAAAACACGCCGTAAGTAGTTAACCAACTGTCCTTGCTTTAAGTCATACTTTCTGTATCAGACATCCGTCTG